CAGGACGCGGAGAAAAGCGGCGCCAAGGAAGTGCCTGCCATACCACCCGCCGTAGATAAAGAATCGGCGAAAACGCCAGGCGAAAAAATGGCGAACGCCAGAGCCGATGTGGCTAAAGTATTACAAAAGGAGGAATAAAAATGGCGATTGAACTAAGCAAGAAAATTGGCGATATGAACTACGACGGAATCGTAACCGGTTTGATTCCGGAAGTAATTGTCAGCGGCGGAACCTTTAGTGCTGTTGCAGAAAATACGCTGGTAAAACGAGGTACGCTGCTGGTAAAGGTAGCTGGCAAGCTCAAAGTTTATACCGGGGTGGAAAGCGAGCCGGCAGATTGTATTTTATGCGACGATACAACGATTGGAGCCACAGAAACCCCGGCCGTTGTGTATATTGGTGGCTGCTTTGATCCGGATAAGCTTATCTTAGGCGGCGGTACGATTACGGAGGCGGTCAAAGATATGTTACGTACTAAAGGTATTGTGCTCAAAGCAGCGCAGAAAATGTAAGGAGGATAAAAAATGGCAGAACTTAATTTCTTTGATACTTATTTTTTGATTGCCCTTGCCGAGCAAATCGTTCCGGAAACAACTTTCTTCCGGGATCGCTATTTCCCGACTTCCGAAAGCGATATCTTTGTGGCAGACAAAGTCTTGACGGAATACCGTAAAGGTGATCGTAAGATGGCTGCATTTGTTTCTCCGCATGTTGGAGATATTCCCCTGGAGCGCAGAGGCTATGAAATCCATGAATATCAGCCGGCTTTTATCGCTCCATCTCGAATCATGACGCTAGACGAATTGAAAAAACGCGGCTTTGGTGAAGCGTTATATCCTGGCATGGACGCTGCACAGCGTGCGGCGCGTTTGCAGCTGGAAGATCTGAGCGATATGGATAAACGCATCAAACGCCGTGAAGAATGGATGGCGGTACAGACCATGCTAAACAACGCCTGCACTATGCAGGAATATGTGGATGCGAACACCGTGGGCAGCGAATTAAGCGTACAGTTCTTTGATTCTGCATCTGAACATACCTACACCGTGACGAATCAGTGGAATGCTGCGAACGGGAACTTCTTCGGCGACGTCAAGGCTATGTGTAAGGAGTTGGCAACCCGCGGTCTTCCGTCTGTGGACCTTGTCTTAGGTTCTGATGCTGCGGATGCAATCTTAAATATTGCAGAGGTACGAGACCGTTTGAATCGGGAATCCGGGATTATTACCGGTACAATCGATCCGACTTTGACACAGTATCCCGGTGTGGCGTTTATGGGTGTATTAAATTTCGGTGGCTATCGCTTGAACCTGTTTGATGTATCTGAAAGCTATACGAACAAAAGCAACGTAGATACTGCGTACTTCCCTGCGAAGGCAGCGATGGTTACTGCTCCCGGTTGTGGACATATGATGTACGGTCAGGTTACTCAGATTGATTTCGGTTCTACTGAATTCACTTCTCATGCAGCGACCCGCGTGCCGAAGTTTGTCCTTGATCAGGCTAACGACACTCGCAAGCTGCGCTTGGCTTGCCGTCCACTGGCAGCACCGAAAAACTATTGCCCGTATATCGTTGCACAGAATGTGATTTCTTAAACAGGAGGGCTTATGTTAGTTAAAATTATTAGCGGGACGTATGGACAGAACGTTAACGGACTGATCAAGGCTGTGAGGGTGGGACAAACTGCAGAGGTCACAAAAGAAGAAGCCGACCGTTTGGTTGAATTAGGTGTAGCAGAATTAGCAGAAATTCCGGACAACATTGAGGATATCCCCGAGGGAATAAAAACTCCGGACGGCATGCTTGTTGGACACCTTGACGCTGATTTCTTAAACGAGATGCCTTTTGATCAGTTGAAGAAACTCGGATCCGACATGGGCATCCCGGTGGGAAAACTCAAAAGCCGGGAAAACATCGTCAATGCGATTGTCGAGCAGGAATGCTATGTAAGCGCAGAAGAGGACGCTCCGGACCTGTCAACTGAGGATCCTATTGTATGAGCTTCAAGGAAATGGTCTTTGGGGATATCGACAATGTGTTTTTAAACCTTGAAGAATTTGCGGATCCGCATAATTTAAACGGTACTGACTGTGTCGCTATCCTCCAGGACATCTCCGTAGCAGAAAGCTTATCAACAGGCGCAGGAACGACACAGACATACCCAGGTATTTACGGAAGCAGGATGCAAGTCAATTGTAAGAAATCCGACTTGCCTGAGGTGCCGGTTACAGATCAGGTATTTACGATTGACGGCAAGGTGTATCTTGTTGAATCCTGCGCGGATGACATGGGAATGTTAACAATTCAACTGGTGGCGAATGAGAGATGAATACATTAGTCAAATTGAACGTTGATGCAAAGGGAATGCATCTTGCAGAAGAACTGGGGAAAAGCACAACAACAGGCGTTAAAAAAGCTGCATACAATGCGATTAAGAGAACCACAAGTAAAATGAGGGTGCAGGTTTCCTTGCATATTAGAAAATCCTACACGGCGCAAGCGTCTATTGTCCGCGAAACAATCACCACAAAAACGCCGAGCCTGGATAACCTGACTGGGAAAATAATATCTTCCGGTTCTCCGCTGTTAATCACAGCATTTAAATTGTCTCCGAACCCGAAAGAGCAAATCCGATTTTTGAAAGGAGAAATTAACTATAAGAAAGTCGGATTAATTTCTACTGCCGGTCGGACCACTAGGAAACGACCAAAACCAATGAGAGTACAGATTCGGAAAGGCGGAGCAAGCGGAACGGTCCCTGGATTGTTTATACAAAAATCTTCAAGAAGCAATTATGCAGGGCCTATACTCCGCTATGTTCGCACAAGGTATCCATTGCGTATACCTTATGGACCCTCTGTCCCTCAGATGTTTGGCAATGAGAATGTACTTAAGAGGTTCGTTCCAGAGGCAGCGGAATTCTACAAAAAGAGATTTCTGCATGAGGTTGAATTCCAATTAAGGGGGCTCAAATGACACCAATAGGGCTTATGGATTCTTTAAAGGACAGACTTCAGCTGCTGCTGACAGATTATTCTTCAAACCAGCCTTCCGGAACGCTTCCCGTACAGGTTCATTCCGGCTATCTGCCAATTCGCAACAATGCGGGAGAGAAGAATTCTTTTGTATACATTCTCGCATTTAGTGGTACGGACACAAAAGAAATGGGCGCCGTTAAGGTGGAATTCGGGTTTAGCATCTACGATGATGACAAGGTCGATGGCTGGCGTAGCCTATTCAATGTGATGGAACATGTTCGGCAAGATCTTCTTAAAAACAGGCTTGTAGACATGGAATACCGTCTGGAATTTCCACTGGAGTTTAAAGTTGCGGATGACCAGCCATTTCCACAGTGGCAGGGAACTATTGTTGCAACGTATACAATAGCTCAACCAGTGGAGGAAGGATTTAATTACGATGACTACCAGGAAACAAAAACAACGTACGGCGACTATAGCCGCTGAACACATGGCATACGTAGGGCCGTCTCTTTCCGAGGGGCGGCTTTCCTTTGCTACCGTGTACATCGGGGGATATCCCCCACACATTTTAGCTTTGATCGAAAAAGAACCATGGTTCAAACAGCTTTTCGTGCCGGTCTCTAAAATGAATGAAGCGATTCAAAAAACAAAAGAGCCGGGCGAATTAATGAACATTCTTTATAACAAGGCGAAGGAGGTATAAATAATATGACTTACAAGCATGGCGTATACTGTAGCGAAGTACCTACGAGTATCATTCCTGCAGTCAATACAGCGGCAGGATTGCCGGTTGTATTTGGCACGGCTCCGGTGCATCTGGCAAAGAACCCTGCGCCGGCGAATCGCCCGGTATTATGCTACAGTTATGCGGAAGCGGTCGAAAAATTAGGTTATTCGGGGGACTGGGATAAATACTCTCTCTGCGAAGTAATGTACAGTCAGTTTGCATTGTATAACAGAGCCCCGGTGGTTTTTGTCAATGTCTTGGATCCGGCGATGCACAAAACCTCAAAAACAGATGAGGCGCTGACATTAACAAATCACGTCGGCAAGGTGTCCGCAGCAGTATTGCTGAGCACTTTAAAGATCAAAATTGCATCAGCAGGAGAACCGTTGACAAAAGGCGTTGACTACGAAGCCGCGTATAACAAGGACGAAGAACTTGTAATCACCGCTTTAGATAACGGTGCCTTAGCAAGTGTTTCTACGGCATACATTGACTATGACGAAGTAAACGCAACGGCAGTACAGAATAATGATATTATTGGCGGGATTGATGTATCTACGGGTGCAGCAACTGGACTGGAAACGCTGAACCAGGTATTCCCGCTGTTTGGCATGGTTCCCGGTATCGTGCTGGCACCTGGTTGGTCGCATTTCCCGGAAGTTGCAGCTGTAATGAAAGCAAAAGCCGGAAATATCAATGAGCACTTCAAGGCAATTGTTTTAACGGACGTTCCTACGGATAAAGTAAAAAGCTATTCTGCTGTATCAGAATGGAAAAACAAAAACAGCTACAATGGGGTAGATCAAGTGGTGTGCTGGCCAATGGCGAAATTGGGTGACAGTGTGTATTATATGTCTACTCACGCGCTGGGGGCAATTGCCCAGACCGACACCGCAAATGATGACATTCCGTTTGAATCACCGTCAAACAAATCAATCCAGGTCAATGGTATTTGCCTGAAAGATGGTATCGAGGTTATCTTGGGACCTAACGAAGCAAATTACCTAAACGGTCAGGGGATTGTTACCGCACTGAATTTCATCGGCGGCTGGAAACTGTGGGGAAACCGTACCGGTTGCTATCCGTCTAATACCGATGCGAAAGACGCGTTTATCAGCATTCGCCGAATGTTCAACTGGCATGCGCAGACGTTTATTTTGACGTACTGGGCTAAGGTAGACAAACCGATTAACAAGCGCTTGATTCAGACCGTGATTGACAGCGAGAATATTCGGCTGAATGGTCTTGTGGCCAGAGGTGCATTGCTGGGCGCCAGGGTAGAATTCCGAGACGATGAAAATCCTGTGACTAATCTGCTGGATGGCATTATCTGCTTCCATACTTATTTCACTCCGCCGACGCCGGCCCGTGAAATTGAAAACAGGATTGAATATGATCCGGCATACTTCGCTACATTATTCGGTTGAAAAAGGAGGATAAAGGATGAATATACCTGAGAAACTGATTAACTTCCGTGCATATAAAGATGGCGTAGATCAGATTGGTATTGCAGACATCACCTTGCCAAAATTGGACGCAATGACAGAAACAATCAAAGGCGCCGGACTGGCCGGTGAAGTAGATTCCCCGGTTCTGGGTCACTACGGATCCATGGAAGTGGAATTGAACTGGCGTGTGTTGTACATCAATCCTCTTAAATTAGCGGCCCCCGAGGGAGTGCATCTTGATTTAAGAGGTGCGAATCAGATTAAAGACAGTGAATCTGGGAAATATAGAGTGCAGCCGGTTAAAGTCGTTGTTCGTGGCGTACCGAAAACTACTGAGCTTGGGAAGCTTGATGTCGGAGCCGGGAGCGAAACAAAAAACACGATTGAGGTCGACTATTTAAAAGTGACGGTGGACGGCAAGGATATACTCGAACTGGACAAGTACAACTATATTTGCAAAGTTGACGATGTAGACTATTTAAGCCAGGTTCGAGAAGCACTTGGATTATAATCACAAAAGCACCTGTCGTAATTGGCAGGTGCTCTATTTTTAGGAGGGTAAACATGGAAAAAGTAGTCTTGAATGGGAAAATTAGGGTTAACAATATTGAAACGAACGAATTAGAATTAGACTTCGATAAAATTACAGGTCGAGTAATGGTAGAAATGGAAACAAAAAGCCGTGCCATGGGGGACAACACTCCGGACCTTACCTTTTCGATGAAGTATCAACTGATGCTGGCAGCAAAGGCAGCGGGAGTTATTTATGATGATTTAATTGATCTCTCCGCTATGGACATGATGGCAGTATTGGCGGAGGTAAAATCTTTTTTATTCGCATCGGCTTTAGGCAAGACGGGATCCAACTAACTGAAGCCGGCAAAAGTATAAATATAAAAAAGGTGGCAATAGCTTGCGCTACGGCCACCTTTACTTCTGTTGAATTTTATTTGAGCTTGACGCTCCTTGAACTTGAAGATTGGGTTCAGGAGATTGCGGAACAATCAGAACAAAAGAGCCCTACGCAAACAGCGTATAGCAAATGATTACCCACAAAAAGAATAAAGCACCTAAATTTTCTCCTATGTTATGCTCTGACATTTCACTTATAAGAGTATATAACGGAATAGCAAAAAACAGAGGTACCATCCATTCAGACAGATTGTTAACGCTGATTATCAGAGCAATAAATATAGCTAAATAAATCAAAGGATTATGGAATAAAAATTCTTTTATAGTTTCTTTGTTGGCCATATTTATCACCTCTCTTTAAATTAATTTTACTACACTAACTAAAAAAAGACAAGGAAGGAGGGTAATTATGGCCCGCAAGTCATTTGAATTCGTATTTGCCCTTGCCGCCAGCATTAATTCAAGTTTTAATGCTTCATTTTCGACAGCCACCACAAAAATAAAAAGTTTAAAGTCCTCTGTTGAAGAATTGAATTCTGTTCAAAGCGGAATAAATAATGCCTTTTCTAAGGGCATTATTAACCAAAAGTCCTTTGATAATGCTCAGAAGCAGATTAACATTATGAATAAATCAATGCAAAAAGCAGCAACCACGGAAATGTTCCAGAAGTCGTTCATTGATGCGACAGCCTTTTATTACGGAGCTAAGAATCTGATATCTTTTTTGGCTGGGCCTACGCAGGCTGCTATGCAATTTGAATCCGCAATGGCAGATGTGAAGAAAGTTGTAGATTTCGATTCTCCTCAAGAATTCAAAACTATGGGAAAAGACATTTTGAATATGTCTAAATACATCCCAATGACCGCAGAAGGACTTGCTCAAATCGTTGCATCCGGTGGACAGGCTGGCCTTGCAAAGCATGAACTCACAAGTTTTGCAGAATCTGCCGCTAAAATGGGGGTTGCTTTTGATATTACAGCGGATCAGGCTGGAGACATGATGGCCAAATGGCGCACAGCTTTCCAGATGAATCAAGATCAGGTAGTCATACTGGCAGATAAAATTAACTATCTTGGTAATACAACAGCTGCTTCTGCTCCGTTGATCTCAGATGTAGTAACACGCATTGGCCCCCTCGGGGCGGTTGGTGGTGTCGCTTCGGGAGAAATTGCAGCACTGGGCGCAAGCTTAGTAGGTTCAGGCATTCAATCAGAAGTTGCTGCCACTGGCATTAAAAATATGATTTTAACCCTTACGGCTGGAGCGTCTGCCACAAAATCTCAGGCAAATGCGTTTCACTCCTTGGGATTGGATGCCCAGGACATGGCAGTAAAAATGCAGAAAGACTCCAAAGGAGCCATACTTGAAGTGCTGACTTCTATACAAAGGCTGGATAAAGTACAGCAGTCCTCTGTCATGTCTGATTTATTTGGTTTAAAGGCGGTTGGAGCGATTGCACCGCTGCTTTCTAATTTGGATGCATTGAAAGATAACTTCCAAAAGGTTGCCAACGCTGAAAATTATACCGGAAGCATGGGGAAAGAGTTTGAAGTGCGGGCGAAGACGACAGCTAATAATGTGCAGTTGATGAAAAACCGCATGGAGGCCGCGCAAATTGCTATAGGCGAAGGCCTTTTGCCAGTTGTCACTGTTGGAGCAGAGTATCTGGGGAAAATGGCCTCAGCCGTGGGCGAAGCGGCTACGAATAACCCTTGGCTTACTAACAGCCTTATCATACTTACAGGCGGGATATTGACCGCAGTTGCGGCTTGGCATGCTTTTCATCTTGTGGCGACTGGTTACAGAGCTGTATTGGCTGGTATGTCTGCTGCGCAAAAAGTCCATACGGGCGTATTAAAAATATGGACATTAACAGTGAAAGGCTGCGCTGCAGCACAGAAACTTTTTAACCTTGCATTAATAGCCATGCCAATTGGTTGGCTTCTTTTTGCCATTGCCGCATTGGTCGTGGGCGGAACGATATTGTACCGAAACTGGGATAAGGTAAAACAATTCTTCACAGAACTTTGGAACAACCCTACGGCTCGGCTTCTGATGTTTGTTACCGGGCCAATCGGTTGGTTGGTGGGAGCTATAACATATGTAATTTCACACTGGGACGAATTGAAATCATATTTTGAGTACTTTTGGGACAATCCAGAGGCAGCCATATTCCGCTTTACTTCGTATGTTAAAGAACAGTTGAAGAGTGCTGCCGATTGGGTTGAGAATAAATGGAATTCAATTAAAGAATTCTTGAGTACCCCTATCTTCGGCAGCGTCAACGTAACCGCTTCCGGAAATGGTCGTGCAACGAGGGCCAGCATTGCGCAAAACGCGGCCGGCGGAATCTATGGCAAGGGAGCGTTTCTCACGACATTTGCCGAGCGCTCCGGAGAATCCGCGATTCCTCACACGCCTACAAGAAGAAACATCGACTTGTTAGCCCAAACCAATCGAATCATGGGCAATCCGATTGGTGGCAGTTCGATTAACGCTACGTTTGCGCCAAATATCACAGTTAACGGTGGAACCACAGTAGAAGATGTACGTTCTGTGATGGATGATGAAATGCGGAAGTTTGAAGCTATGCTGCGCAGAGTAGCTGAGCAGCAGCGGAGGGTAAGCTATGGCTAAGACTTACACAACAATTCAAGGCGATATGTGGGACGGAATTGCAAAGAGGATGTACGGCACAGAGCGAGCTATAAATATACTTTTGGAAGCAAATCAGCAGCATAACAACACGGTTATCTTTAGTGCCGGCGTCGTGTTAACAGTGCCGGATTACGAACCGCCGAGAGTTGAATTATTGCCACCTTGGAGGCGCTGATATGATTGCACGGAACATCACGGCGAATATCTCGTACAATGACAAGGACATCTCTGCTGACCTTTCCGCCTTCCTTAAGAGCATTTCGTATACAGATAACCTTTCCGGAGAAGCAGATACGCTGGATCTAACGCTGGAAGACAGAAAAGGAATCTGGCAAAACGAATGGTTTCCGGAAAAGGGCGCCACCTTAAACGCCTCACTGAATGCAGAAAATTGGCAATCTATTTCTGGTACAGCTACAATGCAACTGGGGCTGTTCGAAATTGACGAACTGACATCAAGCGGCTATCCGTCCGAGGTACAGATACGCTCCGTTTCCGTTCCGGACAACAATAATCTCCGGGGCGTGGAACGGACACGAAGCTGGGAAAAAGTGGAACTGAAAACCATTTGCAACGATGTGGCGACGGGCGCAGAAATGGAATTGTTCTACGATACAGAACAGAACCCCACGATTGACAGAGCCGAGCAGACAGAAGAGTCTGACTTGGCTTTTTTGTTAGGTCTGGCCCGGGACCAGGGGCTGGCGTTGAAAATCCACGAAAAAAAGATAGTGATCTTTGACGAAGCAGATTATGAGAAAGAAGAAGCAAAGATAACAATCGTAAAACCAGGCACGATGGGCTTTTCTCAAGATGGACAAAAGATAACGGAACTCCTCTCCTATTCGTTTAAAAACAAGGTGAGGGATATTTATAAAGCCTGCCACGTAAAATATCAGCAGGGTAAAACCAAGACAGCTATCGAAGCAAATTTTACGGCTCCGGAAAAAACAAAAGGCAAAACTTTAGAAATCAGGGAGCAGGCTGAAAATATTGCGGATGCGGAACGCCTGGCGAAAAAGAGGCTGCGTGAAAAGAACAAAGAAGAATGGACTGGGTCAATTTCTGTCATGGGGAACTTTAACCTCGTAGCTGCGGTTACGGTGAATCTAAAAGGCTTTGGCGTTTTTGACGGAAAATATATTGTCACAAGGGCCTCCCACAGCATTGGGAACGGCTATACAACGGACATAGAAATACGGAGGTGTCTGAATGGATATTAATCAGATCAGAGATATTATCCGTGTTGGCAGGGTTTCATCCGTCAATGGCACAAACTGTACCGCAAAGGTAACTTTTCCAGACAAAGATGATCTTGTGTCTCAGGAACTGCCAATCGTAACAATCGGCAGCAATGGTACTTTAGGGTACTGGGTTCCGGAAGTAGATACGCAGGTACTTTGCGTTTTCTTGCCTAACCCGTCCGGTAAAGGAATGAATGATGGATTTATCATCGGGGCTTTTTATAGCGAGGCAAATCCTCCGGCGGAATCCGACCCGAAAGTCCGCTGTTTAAAAATGCCAGACGGTTCTTTTATCCGCTTTGATGGGAATGGAACGGTCGAACTGCATGCTGCGTCACACCTGGTCTTGAGCGCTCCGCGGATAGATATTAATTGAGGGGGGATATAATGCCGGCAATTACACGATTAGGAGATGCGGACACCGGTCATGATGCCTGCCCGTCCACTGCGTTAGTAAGTGCAAGCTCAAATGTTTATATTAATGGTAAAGGCTGCGGCCGTGTTGGTGACAGCTACGCGCCTCATGGCTGTGTAATTCATCCTACCCATACGGCGCATATCGCTTCCGGAAGCGAGAGTGTATTTATCAATGGAATACCTGTAGCCCGTATCGGAGACTCTGTGGACTGCGGCGGGAGCGTAGCAGCCGGCAGCGGCAATGTATACGCAGG